TCTGGATGTCGAGCCACTGGCCAGTGTTGGTGTTCGACCGCAGATCGTCCTCCTGGAAGGTGTGCATCACGCACACGAAGGTCTCGGCGCCGTCGATCTTGCAAGGTTGCAGGACCGGGATGCCGGTCGCGCCGCCGCCCTGAGCGTCCGCCTTGGTCTTGGCGCGGTCGATCAGACGCAGGTCGAACTTGTCGCTCGTGTTCAGGTTGGTGAACGCGGTGGCGGCGTTGCCGTACAGCACATGGTTGCTGGTCGGCGCCGTCAGCGGGTTGTTGGCGCGGCCGGTGTAGCCCAGCGGCAGCAGGAAGTTCGGGTTGATGCCGCGGGCGCCAGACAGGTAGATGAACAGCAGCTCATCCGTCAGGCGCGCCCACCACTGCGACTGCTGGCGCTTGGCCTTCTCGCGCAGATCGTGCAGGGTGCGCTTGCGAGTCATGCGGCCGCCGGTGTTCACACCGCAGCGCGCCTGGTCGATGTAGATGGTGTCGGTGTAGAACTTCTGGGCTTCTTCCTTGCCCTCCAGGATATCTTCGCCCTCGACCGGCGCCATGCGAAGCTCGGCCAGCAGGTCGTAGCTGATCTGCTCGCCGGCGTCCGACTCCAGATCGGTCAGGATCTGGATGGGCACCTCGGCCTCGGCCCCGCGCTTCATGAAGCGCTGGTTGAAGTACGACTTCTGGGAAGTGTCGTAGGCCAGCAGACCGGCCCACTTTTTGACAGCCTTGGCGTCATTTACGCCAATCACAGTTCGCGCCATAGAACTTACTCCTGAAAAGTTGGCACTTTTTCCGGAGCACTCCTGCGCTCACCGACATGCGCAGGCTGCCATGCTTGGCACGACAGCCCACGCCTTCAATCTGCCATGCTTGCCACGTCATCGCGCCGCTTCTCCGGCGCGGGCTCACGAACAATCTTCACGTCACGCGGGGCCGTGACGCGCAGCCGCGCCACCTGCCCCGACTTGTGCACCAGTTCCACAATCTCCATGCCAGAGACGGCCAGGCGCTCGCCCAGCCGGACATCAATGGTCAACGTGGACAGCGGCTGTTGCATCAACGCCCCCGCAGGAACCTCTCCCGTTGGGTAGGCGACATCTTCGCAATTGCATCTTCCAGCTCCCAGCCGTCCAGCGCCTCGATGTCGGCAAACTCGCTGGACACGTCGCCCGGGCCATCGGAGCCCGGCACCTGCGCCAGCGTCGTGGGCGCTGCATCCACCGGGGGCTTGCGCTTGGCCTTGGCATCGGCCACCGGATCCTGAGACGCCGGCTTGGCCAAACCATGCAGCGCCATCACGCGCTTGTGCGCCTCGGCCAGGAACCACTCCATCGACTTGTCCGCGTGCGCGGGGTTGGCCGCCAGCACGCGCACAAATTGGTCCCAGTCGTTGGCCAGCGTCGCGTCCTTGCGGTAGTCAACGCCATCATCCCGCGCGGCCTTGGCCACGAACGCATTGATGGTGGCCTGCCACTGCTGTTGAGCGGTCTGCTCCGCCATCTCGCGGGAGATTTCGGCCTTCGCGCGCAGCACCAGCAGCCGCTCGCGCTGCTCGGCCAGCTCGGCCAGGCCCGCATCGCGCTCGTCGATGTCGATGTCGCCGTCCTTGAACCGCTGGCGCAGCTCGGCATCGCGCGCCTTCAGCGCCGCGATCTGATCGTCATAGTCTTGGGGCAGTTGCGCCTCGTAGCGCGGCACGACCGGCTGGGCGGCGGCGGGCTCTTCGGCGGGCGCCTTGGGCGGCTCTGCCTCGTCGGACTTCGGCTCGGCCTTGCCCTCTACCGGCTCGGCGTCCTCGTCCTCGTTATCCTCATCGTCGGCGTCATCGGACGCCTCGCCGGCGATCTTCTTGATCGTCTCGACTTCCTGATCGTCGTACTCGCTGGCCTCAAAGGCCTCGCGCTCTTCCGGCGTCAGGGTGGCCAACAATTCGTCATCCAGCGTACTCATGCGCGCTCCTCAAAGCAGCAGTTGGGAAATCAATCTTCCTCAGAAGCCACCTTCGCGACTTCCATCATCTTTTTCTGAGCCAGGGCGCGGACCTTGGCCATGCGCTTGGGGTCGGCCTCGATCTTTTCGGCCTCCAGCAGGCAGCGCAGATCGGCCTCGACTTGCCACTCTTCGTCGGGCTTGATGGTCACAACAGACTTCTTCGCCATGGGTCACTCCTTCATGTTTCGGTGGATGCTGGCATGCTTGCTACGTCAGGCCAGCTCAGCCAGCAGCAGGGTGGTGCGGAGTGATGCGCCGACTGATTCGATTCCTGTTCGGCCAGAGCATGGCCGAGCGCCAGCGGCGCATCCGTGAGGACCGCGCCATTATCAAGCCTTCCCTTTCACGCGCTCGAAGGTACGCAGCCCACCCAGGCCGAGCATGCCGGTGAGGATGACCATCAAAGACTCGTTGTCGATGGTTGGCAGCGGGGGCACCTGAGCGCCGAACAACGTCACCAGCCAGGGCAGCACCGGCCGCAAAATGAACTGGTAGGCCAGTCCCGCGACGCAGATCCACCCGACCGCCGGACGCCAGCCGCCACGGAACATGTCGGTGGTGGCCTCGGCCTTGTTCACCTCAATCTGGCCGAGCGCGAGCTTCAGATCCGCATCGAGCACGGCGAGCTCGCCTTTCTGCGCGAGCTCCATCACGCGCAGCTTCGCGTCGGCCGCAGCCTGGGGGTCTGGGATGACCTTCTCGACGATCGTACCGATCAGGGGGATGAGTGCAGCCCACATGTTCAAGTCTCCATCAAGTCAGCGATGCGGCGCGCCCAGCCACGCCCGAAGGTGGGCCAGGCGGGAAGGTCGGTCATGAAGCGCAGGCGGGCGGACAGCATGCGTCGCAGCAGGGCTTGGGGGTCGGCTGCGCGGACCGCCGCAATCGTCTGCGGGCCGATCACCCCGTCATCACGCACGCCCACCGCGCGCTGCAGCCACCTGATCGCCTGACTAGGGCCAGAGTTCACAGCGGCGTCGAACACCGCGTAGCGGATCGCCTCGGGTAGCTCCTCGGCCCGCACGGCGTCCCAATAGCGGTCCTTGTAGATGCGCTTGGCAAGGTCCAGGGGCAGCTCGCGCATGTCGCCGCGATAGCCCACCTCGCGGGCCACAGCCTCGGTGATACCGAAGCGCGTCTTGCCTCCGGGGTCGGCCGCGTGGTCGCTGAATCCGCCCTCGTGCTTGAGCAGGATGTCGAATGCCTGGTCGAAGTTCATCAGAATAGCCCCGCTTTCCCGGCCATGAACATCACAGCGGCTGCTGCCGCTGCCCAAACAGCCGACTGCACCCATTCAGTGGCTTTGGCCTGCATCGGCTCGGCCACTTCCAGATGACGCAAGCGCTCGTCGAGCCTTTCTAGGGCCCGCGCCATGCGGTCGATTTCACTAGACGCCGCGGCCTGCCGCTCCTCCACCAGCGCCAGCCGCGTTACCGCTTCGCTCATCCGTTCAATGGCCGTGCGCATAGCGTGTTGATCCTCGCGGATGCGCTGGATGTGGTGCGTCAGCCGCTCGATGCGCACGACATCGTTGGCCTCATTTGCGATGGAGTGCAGATCGTCATGGGGGTTGGTCATCATGCTTCAGGGGTTTGCTTGGGGTCCTGCTCGCGCTGCTGCATGCGGGACTGCATCGCCTGCATGGCCTGGTCGATGTGCCGCTGGAGCGCGGCGATCTTCTGATCGCTGGCGGCCTGGATCTCGGCCATGCGCACCTTCGCATCGGCTTCGATGCGCGCCGCTTCCAGCTTGGCATCCGCGTCCGAGCGGATCTGCATCGTGCGATTGGCCAGCTCCGACTGCGCCTTGCGCAGCGCCTCGGTCAGACGCTCGATCTCCTGGTCGGCCTGAGCGCGCACCTGGGCCATCGCGCGCTGGATCTCGCCCTGCATCTGCTGGCCGCCGTCGCCCGCCATCGCGGCCTGCGCCTCGGCCTCCAACTTCATGGCCTTGGCTGTCAGCTCACGCACCTTGGCCTGCTGCTCCTGCAAGGCCAGCATGGCCTGCTGCCGCTGCATCTCCAGCGCCTCGGCCTGAGCCTGCATCTGCTGCTGCATCTGCTGGGCTTCCTCCGGCGTCATCGGCTTGTTCGGGTCGCGCTCGCCCGTCAGCTTGCGGATCTGGTCGGCCACCTCGTCCTTGTTCGGCAGGTCCGAGAAGTCCATGGCGATCGTCATCAGCCGCAGCGCCACCTCTGGCGGCAGGCGGGTGGCCAGTTGGTTCAACGCGTCGAACATCACCTGGCGCATGGTCCCGGCGTAGTCGGCCTC